TTCTACTCGTCCATGGGTCACGTTGCTGACAGCTTCCCCGAGATAGTTGGGGAAACAGACTGTGAACCCTACGCACGTATTTGTTTAGTGCCTAAGGATTCACGCGGGCCGCGCACGATATCCTGCGAACCAAAGGTTTTCCAATGGATTCAGCAGGGGTTGCGTGCGGCTATCTACCGATTAGTTGAGTCGCATCCACTCACTTGTGAGGATGTGCGGTTCACAGACCAACAACCAAACCAGCTAGGGGCCCTAATGGGTTCTAAGCATGGTGGTTACGCTACACTGGACCTCAATGAGGCAAGTGATCGTGTAACTGTTGGTCTTATACAACTACTATTCCCTGGACAGGTTCTTCCTGCCCTGATGGCTAGTAGGTCTCTCGGAACTCAGTTCCCTGATGGCAAGAAATTGTTACTCAATAAGTTCGCTCCAATGGGGTCAGCATTATGCTTTCCCGTGTTGGCGCTTACTGTATGGGCAATACTTCGAGCCGGCTTGAGAACGTGTGACGCGGGCGGTCAACCGACCGTCTACGTGTATGGTGATGACGTCATAGTGGACACCGCGAATGCGGAGCACGCTATGAGCCTCTTAAGTACGTTTGGCCTAAAGGTCAACCGTGACAAAAGTTGCACCAGTGGACTCTTTAGAGAGTCATGTGGCATGGATGCCTATAAAGGTATTAATGTTACTCCAGTTAAGTTAAAAACTGTCTGGTCGGATCACCTCTGCCCTAGCACCTTCACCGCGTGGATAGAGTATGCAAATGCTCTCTATGACGGTGGGTATGTACACTGCTACAATACGATTGTAGACCGGCTATTGACCGTTTACGGTGCAATTCCGGAGAAGGCTTGCGGAGTTACCGCCCCTTCCCTTCGGTACATAACGGAAGTTCGCAGGAAAGTCCCCTCTAGGTGGAACGCCGATTTTCAAAGGCGAGAACACTTAGTTTGGGACACGTTTCCTGAACCCAAGAGTAAAACAATCTCAGGGTGGAGCATGCTTTTGCGATTTTTCGCTGAGCGTTGCGCTGCCTATGAGATCACTCGAGTAGTTGATCCTCCGAAACAACGGAGGCCGATCTTTCTCCCTACGTATGGTCTAATTGACCAAATCGAGGAGACAGAATTCCGTGCTAGTGAGTACACGCTGCCGCATCGTAACAAGTTACGACGCTGCTGGCGGTG